ATGCGGTTTGCTATTCCCGCTACAACATCGCCTATAGCAGATAGCGCATCATTGGCATCCTCAATAGCAGAGCTGTCTATCTCATCTACTGCAAGACCGAATGCTTCAACCCGTGTGGAAGCCCTGTCCAGGTTTGCCTGGGCATCATCAAGAAAGACCAGCATCTGCTGGCCGCTTCTTCCGAACAACTCATTGGCAATAGCAGCCTGTTCTGCCCTGGTCTCAACTCCTGACATTGCATCAGCGAGTACACGCATCTGGTCATCTGCACGCATATTGGCAAATTCTCGGTAGTCTATCCCAAGCCGTTCAAAGCTCTGTGCCGCGGATCCGCCGCGGATCACCGCATCACCAAGGGTCCTGTTTAACCGTTCCATGTTGCTTTGCATGGTGCTTGCAGATACACCAGCAAAGTCACCTGCTTTGGTCAATACAGCAAGCTCCTCATTGGTTATCCCTAACTGCCGTGCAAGCTTTGCCTGTTCATCAGCTGCAGTCATACCGCGCTCACCAAGACCAATGAGAGCAGCACCTGCAGCAACAGCGGCGGCGGCTACTGCTGCAACACCTACCTTGAGAGCAAGAGCGGCCTTACCAGCAACTGCCATACCTGCACCTGCCTTTTTACCGCCGGCTTGGCTGGACCCGGCAAAATCGTTTACCTTGCCGGAAGCCTTATCCATGTTGCGCTCAAACTCGTCTATCTGAGCGCTTATCTTTGCATTCAGCTCTCCTAAATCCATTAGAAATGCCCTCTTTGTAGATCCTGGTACAGCTCTTCAACTTCGCTCTCTGTAAGGGTTCCATACTTAGTTTCCCCTACCTTTGAATCATATACAAGCCACCATTCATCTACTGTCATCCGCCAGAACTCACTTGGTGCTATACCCCAGATACCAACCGCTACTCGGTAACATTCTTCGGTGATTCTGTTTCCTTGGTTTCCTGGGGTTCCATAACTTTTTTTTTGCTGGGTTTCTCTGGCCCTCCACCTAGTGCTGCACCGATAATATCAGTCGCAGCTCCAGCTGCTGCTTCAACATCTTCCATCACCAGCTCGCCTATTTCCTTATAGGTCTCTTTATACCCAGCTTCTACTATCGCGCAATAGATCACCCAGGCTATATCACGGTACCGTGCATGATAGGTCTGCACTGACCGCAGGAAAGCCATCATATCAAAGCGCTGTTCAATGCGCTCTACCGTCCCAAAGTCTGCGGCTACCTGGTAGCTCCGCCCCCCGAATGTAATTTCAAATCGCCGTTTCATAATACCTCCCTAGTATTTTATGTGCTGGCTGGTGTGTAATCGATGGGTCCACTTGATTGGAAAGTTGCCTCAAAGGTAATAGCATCATTGTACTCTCCGGTTTCATTGAAAGAGTTCAGAAAGAAATCTCCTTCAAGCTTTGAACCGTCCGGGTACTCAATGGTAAGATCCTCAAGGACTTCACCATTCACGGCAGCAGCTCTCAGGACTTCATCCTTGGTTACTCCGCCAACGTTGATATCAACCTGCTTTTCCCCAGGCTCTGCCAGCAATGCCCGCCATCCATCATCATCATCATTCGTGATATCAATAGGCTCTCTATTGATAGCAACTCCCTTTGTCCGTACCCCTGCTAAAAGGGTATCATCCTTTTTGACTAAAAGCTTTCGTCCTGAATTTGCACCCATATCAATACTCCTTATGATTCTGGTCTGTTGTCCACTATGATCCTAAAGCGGATCACCCCGTGTCTTGTTATACCATCAGGGTCCAACAAGGACTCTGAAAAGTCAAAGTGACAGAACACTGTATGTGCTCCTACAATGGATAGATCCGTCTTATGCAATGCTGCATAGATCTGCTGCATAATCTCCTTGACCTCCCGCCGGCCGCGCATACGGCTCCAGACATGGATAGTCAAAGTTGTTTCGCTGCCGTTATCTAAATCAGTATCCCAGGCAACAGAGGTATCATCACCTATGGATACATATGGATATACAGTATTCTGAGGGACATGATCATAGATCCTATCCTCTACCATGCTGGTCAAAGGATAATATCCCAGCAGTTCATCATATATGGATTTCTGTATCTCCCATTGCCTCATTTCAATATCCCTTTAAGGGCTGCTAAATATTTAGGGCCCTCTTCTTCCAGGCTAGGCAACAACCATGGCCTTGCTGCCATATTCACGGTCCCAACCTCTGTATACAGGGCATGCTTTTTCTTTGAAAATACAAAGGCATCCATACCGCTGCTTGCCCATTCTACGCTGGTTGCCAAATCTCCTGTATCGCTCATAGCGGGTTCCCCTGGTGCTGATGCCTGATGCTCCCTATTGGGAGAAGACCCGGGGAAGGCACCGACAAACCCACCGTCTGCTGTCTTGACCGTATGATATTCTCCCTGGTTCTCAATGACATACACAGTGCCGGATGCAGGACCGCGCTGGATCCGCTTCACTGCAGCAGCATGAACACGTACAGCAGCTCTTTCTGTCTCTGCCATCACCTGTGCTCTTACTTCTGCTTTGGCGTTCTGAAAGGCCTGTTGCAATTCTTTCAGCCCTTCAATCTTAATCTGCATATTCATTAGTGCGCTACCCCTTCCTCTGCTCTGATCTGCAGCCACCTGCCGCGCTCTTCAATGTCAATCACAGACTGTATGTTAAACAGCCTATCACCAAACTTGATCCGCTGCTTTGCCTTAAGCTGTCTGTACCTCATGATTATATCATGGGTAACACTGTCCTGCAATTGCATACCAACCAGCGATTCAACACCGCTTACCGGCTTGATCTGCGCCCATACAGTTGCATCTGTCTGCCATTCGTCTATAAATCCGCCTCCGCCGTCTGGTACTTCTTTAATGCTATGGATCTCTACTCTATGCCTGAGCATACCTGCACACATGCTGCTACATTTCATAGTACCTCCTCCAGATGCTGTAAGCCTTGCCAGCACCCTTGTACTTTACCGCAACCTTCTTAATATGCCGTCTGCGCTGTACTACTTCCCGCAACGGCTTTTTAAGATGGACTATACATGTATCATCATTCAGCAGTCTCCAATCATCATCACAGCAGTTGTATATCTTGCACGGTAGATACAGCAGCTTTGCTTCCCCTTGGTTGTGTACCATGTACCCAAGGCTTGTCTGGTTCATCCCACGGTAACTCTTTCTCCATTCATAATGAAATGCTGTATCCCAGAACATGCGGCTGTCTATCTTTGCCCACTGCCGTATAAACTGCTTTGCCGTATCCGTATTACGAACAAACACCACCCCTGAGTTGATGGACTTGTTCTTATGGCTTCTGGTGGTTATAGCAACATCAAACTCTTGATCAAACACATGGGATAGATCTTTATCTACCACCATATCAACATCTAAAAATATGATGTCATCGTCTATGTTGACATTCTCTGCCCATATATCCAGCTTTGCCCGGAAGGATGCATAGTTATTCTTTGAATCATCTTTGTGATTATCATTGACCTCAATGTCCGGCTGCTGGGTTATCAAAAGGATATCCGCATCAGGCATATTATGCTTGATAGATTTATGCAATACGGTAAACATAGTGTGGTAATCGTTATTAAGGTAATCGAATACTACGCAGATAATTGTCAAAGGTTGCCTCCGTATAGCTTCATATTCTCGGTGCACAAACATGAATAAAACTTACCAATGTATTCAGCTTGCTTCTTGTTGCTCTCAATCATTAGCTTGCAGCCTTTCAACTGCCAGACCTTATCCTTTGCATGCTTGCCCCGCCTATCCCTGGGGTTCTCCCTGGGACTCATGCACAACTCTTTGTATTGGATCCCATTGTCAGATAGCCACTGTTCTGTTATCTCTCGGTATGATTCCATCCTGGATGTAATGATCCGCTTTACCGGATGCAGGGGACGGTACTTAACGGGTAATACCTTAAGAGAGTTCCGGTACCCTTCTGGATCCTCATACTCACTCACAGTAGGCTCTGGGCATAACACGCCATCTATATCAAGTGCAGCATCTTTCAAATACATCTTGTATCCAAGGATGTTCCACTCAAAGAAACGGGGTTTAGGAAGATGCATATACGTGTAATCGCATTGCTTCTTGTCATAATACACTGCAGCAGTAATTACCTGTGCATCTGTATCAAGCAGTTCCAGGGTCCGCTTCATTGCGGATCCGCGGCCTATTGAATCATCTATTACCAGCAGCTTGCTTATTATACCCTTTGTATTAGGCTTGCTGATCACAGGCTTTCCATTCTCAATTTGCACCATTGGGATATGCAGGATATTGGAGACCATAACAGCAACAGCACTGCCGGTATGCGGGACTCCATATACAGCATCCACCTTGGGGAGCCGTATACAGAAGTTTGCTACATCTTTTGATAATTGGTAATAGTTCTTAAAGTTCATTTTTTACCGCCTACTCCTAAATTGATTCCCCGGTGATTATCTACCCTTGGTTTGTCCAGCTTAGATACTCCCTGGAACCCTGCCTTTATCATGCAACGCTTTAGGTATGGTTCATCAAATGCTGCCCTATGCGGCTTATCTCCGTACGTAAACAATCTACCATTCACCCAAAGCATGTAATCATCTTCCGGGTTGTGCTTTCTCCATGTGTCTGCCATGGTCTGCGTTAAATAACAGTTCACTATTACCCTTAGATCAGGCACATAGATCTCAGCACATCCGCCAGGTACTAATATTCTGTAGATCTCCTGAAGCACATCTATAGTCTGGTACCACGGTACATGTTCCAGCACATGTGATGCATATACGATTTGGTATGTATTGCTCTTTATGGGCCAGGGGATGTTGGTAATGTCATGGGAAATATCACCCTTTTTGTATCTCCCATTACGCGGATGCTGCAATGTCTTCCAGGACTCTCCTGGTTGTTTCATTACAGCTTTTTTCCCTGGACCTATGTCAAGGCATTTCATACCAGGCCTACCCTCATCATTCCGTACATATCGTGTGCTCCGCTCTTCTTGGCAGCCTGATCTGCCCCGCAATCACCTCTATGCTCGAACATGTATGCTGCATGCTGGATGATCCCGTTGCGTATAGTAGGCGGAACATCAGCCGGATACTCACCATACCCAGAAGTGTATTCTATCAGCAGCTGTGCTATCTCTCTGCCGTAGTAGTCTCTGGTGAAATAGATACGCTCTGGTTCTGATACTGCATCAAGATAGTATCCCGTTATAGCTGTCTCATTTCCCTCTGGGTCCACGGTAACAATCTTTGTAATCTCCAGCAACGGGGAATATGGCAATGATGCCCATCCTTGCTTTCTGCTGTACTCTATCCTCAAGCCCTGCTGCTTATCCGGCGCATCATACTGGCGGATCCAGTCAGTATAGATCAATGACCGGTTTAGATAGTTCTGCGCATGAAACGTAGCGGCCAGCAATAAGCCCTCAAGGTACGTATCCTGCAGTTCGTCCTCAATCTTAAGCAAGCTCTTAAGCTCTTCCAGTGTTGCAGCTGGTGTATCTGGATAAGTTACCTGCTTTGTAACTCCGTTTTTCAGCATGATATCTCTCCTAAAAATCCGGCGGGTTCTTGATCATGTTGTTAATAGCAGTTATGGTGTCGGTTGCTATTTCAACCCCCTTGTATGTGATTCTTCCAAAGCCGTATTTCTCCAATACGCGACCCTCAAAGAACTGCACCTTATACAGCTTGCCTCCGTGTTTGCCCCGGTAGTTTTCGGTCATCTTGATAAACACTTCTTGATGGGGATCAAAGCAGTCAAAGTCCATGGAGCCGCCGTCAAGGTCCACAAGCTTTCCATGTCCCTTGCCTTCCTGCGCTTCGGCAACCAGCACATCATGCCAGGTGATCTTATAATCCCTAGTGATCTGGCGGGTGTAATAATGATCTCCGCCCTTGTCTGACCACCATTTACCCTTCTTTGCAACTTCATGCCAAAGGATAAAACACTCTGTTTGGAAACTCCGCTGCTTCTTCCAATTGCGCGGCCAGATGGTCTCGTTCCATCGCTTCACCTTGACAACATGCATCTTATCTTTCGCTGATTCTTTGGTAAGCCATTTGAATACATCTGGATCCACATATCTATCATCATCATCAAGGAAGTGTATCCAGCCTGGTTCAGGGACTGCTTCAAGCAGCCGGTTGTTGTACAAATTGTAAGGCGCTGTACCCATGTAGGACCCATGCACCTCACCTCTGATCAATATATCACACTCAATATATTCCTCATTGCGGGGATCATCTGAATGAACGATATGTACAACATTGGGATAAGTGAGAGCCTTAACTGACTCTCTGCATCTGCGGAAAAACTCAGGCCTTCCTGATGTTCTGGTCAATACAAATAATGGATCCATGATACCTCCAAGTTAAAGAATCAAGGGGGGAGAAAGCCTCCCCCCTGATAAACAGCGATTAAGTAGAAAGGGTTTCGTCAAAAACGCCCTTCACAAAAGCCCCTGGACGGTACACGGTCAATGCCACTCTCAGCTCGGCAAGTACAGCAATCAGGTTGCGCACAAAGTAGTCATTCACATTTTCACTGATGCGGATAGTGGATGCCATGCGATCCCACAGCTGAGCTCCAAGGCCAAAAGATCCGGAAAGGAAACGGCCTTCCTGCATTGCAGTGGTCTCAATCACCGGCACTCTCCACAGCCTGGATGCTCCGCCATCGGGAACAGATACCCATATGTAATGGTTATCGCTGCCCTTCTGCAGTTCGATGGATGCCCAATCATTCGGGTGAATGATAATACCGGTTGCTGCATACTCGCTGGACCGCACTACTGCGATTGCCTTGCGGATATGGTCAATAGCGGTATCACCACCGGTAGGCGCTCCTATGGTCTCAACACCAGGAGTAGAATGGATACCTAACAGGTTTCCGCTCTGGCCATCACCAAACAGGATTTGATCTTCCAACTCCTTGTTCACGGCATAGATCAGCCGGCTATCGATATGGCTCTGAAGCATTGCCTGGTCTTCAATGACCTGGCGGGATACCGGCAGCCATGCAGCGATAGTCTCAACAGGCGCATTCTTCTTGGCAAACTGCATTTTCTGCTTTGTCTTAGTTTCGCCTTCAGCTTCCTGGCTTGCAGCACCGCTGGGGTTAAACTCGGTCTCCATAAAATATTCTACAGAGTTGCTCTGGGTCTGGCCTACGTTCATGAGGTCCCGGAGGGTAAGCATTCTCTGGCCTGGGTCAAAAAAGATTTCAGGGATCTGATCTGGCCATACAGGCGCGCGATCAGCATCATCATTGTCCCCTACTGTAGGCTCAATCTGCTTCAGGCTGAATATGTTACCAACTTCAACAGAGCTGGTACTCTTCAATCCTGCCTTCACAGCATGCTTGTACTCCTCGCTCATCGCAAAGCGCATACCAGGAGTTGCCTTTCTTTCTGCATTTCCACCAGCAAGCGCCAGACGGTTACCCTTGGCTTCAAGCTTATCCATGCGTTCAACCATGCCTTTCCGGTCAGCCTCGGCCTGTTCAAGCTTCTTCTCAGCTTCTGCCAGCTGTGCTGCGGTCTTTGCGTGGGTCTCGCCAAACTTCTTGATCTCCTCTGACTGTTTCGTAACAAGGTCTTTTACCTTGTCGGAAGCACCCTTCAGCTCTTCCTTGAGAGCCTCAAGTTCTTTATTTTCCATAATATGCTCCTTACTAATGTTTTGCTGCTTCTGCAATATCATGCACAAGGCTACCAAGTTCTGATATCCACTTAGTGTCTATGACAGACGGCTCAGCAGATAGAGTGCTCTTTACAAGCGGCTCTCCTTGAGTGCCATTAGGCGGCTCAGGGTCACTGGCAATTTGTACTAATTGCTGCAGCGTATGTAATGCAGACTGAATATCTTTCAGACTGCAGTCATCCAATTTCTTTCCCCTGCGTAAACGGTCAGCAAGGGTTTTAACTCCTTCAATCACAGCAGACTCATTTGCAGGGAAGTCTACAGGTCCATACTCGTAGAGTTTTATCTCCTTGAGATACCGGACTTTCTCCTGCTCGTCAATCTCATACTTGACCACATCATAGGCTATGCTCATCTCAGTAATGACCTTATCCCGTACCAGCTCAAGGATCTCATCTCCTCGATCTGTGCGGGATATCTTACTCTCGGTAAAAAGACCTTTGCTGTCCTCATGGATCTTGACTGGTGATCCTATCGGAAACATGTGGTTGTAAAAGACTTTGGGTTTACGCTCTCCCAGGGTCTTCTTGAAAGCTCCCTTTTCCACTATATCATTTACCAGGTCTTTGTTCCCAAAGGTACTGGCATATCCAAATATAGTGCGCCCGTCCACCTCCACTGTATCTGTTTTCAAGGTCTTAAAATCCATATCACACCTCTCTGGTATTATACTATATAAGTCATGGCACATCTACAATTGATTATATTCCCTGCAGATCCCCGCGGATCCCCGGGATGCATCAGCTCTTCACCATCAACAATGAAAGGCTCATTCTTTGGAACAGGCTCAACTCCTGTATGGTCAAAGTCGTCATTGTCTCCGTCCCTCACCCTATCGTCTTGCACATGGATCCACTCTTTCATAATCACCTGCTCGCTGGACTGTGCTGCAGCAAGGCTCCCCGCTTGTGCTGCACTATGGATCTCTGTACGTGCTATCAGGTTTGCCCTGTACCCGGCAAACTCTGACCCCTTCTGCCGTATCAACTTTCCTATCTCTATAACAGATAGTCCCTGCTCAATCCCGCTCTCCAAAACTCCTGATAATAACTTTACAGTAGTTGAAGAGATTTGTACAACCTTTCTTGCCGTCCACCGCCTGACAAATGATGTTAGTGCAGCCTGGTACACATCTGCAGCATCCTTGGTCTCATGCCGTCTGTAGGATTTACCTGTTGCATCCTGTATTGCATCAAGCATCCTGTCACCGGTCATTAAGAAAGCACTCTCATACATTGCCATCAATGCACGCTCTACCGCCTTATCATGTACTCTCACAGCAGACTCAAGGATACCGGATCTTGCATATTCAGCAGCAGCATCATTAGCGGCAGATCTCAGTTCTGATCTAAGACTCCGCTCATAGCGCGCTGATAAGCGGGTTTCCATCCGCTCCTGTATGCGCCGTTCAAGTTCGGTATTCCTATGAATCCGTCTCATATCCGCACTCCGTTACCGCCCCAGGTATGCCTATCCAATCATGGTTGTTTCGTATCGATTTGTTAAACTCAATAGCAAAGCTTAAGAGGGGAGCATCATACCCTGCAGCTCTGGATCCGGCGGCCAGTGCTTCAACATCTTTAGGGAAGCATTTCCCGCCATAGCCATAATCACCATCAGGACCAGGAACCAGCGTATGGGATCCTATGCGGCCATCATACCTCAGCCATGGCTGGATTCTGCTGTAATCCACTCCCATGCTCTCTAAGGCAAAACATACCTCATTAGCCGCCAACACCTGCATTGCAAGCATCGCATTGCAAGCGTACTTGTATGCTTCTGCCTCCCTCAAGGTCATGTGAATGATAGGCTTATCTTTGTAGATCCGTAAGAACAGATTTACCAGGTTCTCATTGGTATGGGTCATCCCAAGGACAACCCGCTTTGCCTGTCTAGTATCTTTCCATGGATCCGCTTCTGTGAGAAATTCCGGACAGAATATTATTTCATGCTGGGGATACAACTCTGACAGCCTATCGCATGTACCAGGTATCACAGTAGATCTAAGCACCAGTGTACGCGGTACAACTATCTGGTCTATTGCCTCAAACACATAGGATAGATCGTTGCTGCCGTCCTGCCTCATGGGAGTAGGCAGACAGATAAATATGGTATCACAGCGTTCTATGATCTGAGTCAACGTTGCATTGGATCCCTTCTTGTATCGGTCGTAATGCAGTATCTGCTCATTGCCCATTTCCTGGATCATCCTTCCTGTGTTGCTACCAACTACACCATAGCCTATAACACCTATCATGTTTCGTCTCCGTATGCCGTTCTGGCTGCAGCCTTGCTCCCAGGTTCTGGTACATCCATGTCAAAATCTGTCGGCAGCAGCCCGCCTGGCAGATACCCGATATCAGCGCCATGTACTTTGTCCAGCTCAAGCCCCAGCTTAAGCCGCTGGTTAATCTCTGATAGAGGTATGCCCATGCCCCACAATTTGCGGGCATTGTCGATCTTCTCGGTGTAGTTCTCTGCCAGGGCTTCAACATTGGAGAGATCATATGTGATTCTGATGTCCTCTGGATATTCAGATGCAAGCTGCAGGTTCATCTGTCCCTGTATCTCATCAAGGACAGGGATCAATCCCTCCCTCCATAGGATCTCCCGTGCTGTCTGGATATTTGCAAGCGTTGCATTCTCATACAGCCCTACCAATGGCGGGGGAACTGAAAACGCGGAACAGATCTCTTCCCTGGTCATCTTACGGCCCATGATAAAATCAAGGTCTACTGCACTCTGTGCAAGGCTCTGCCATTTCGCATTGGCCAGCACCCATGGCTTACGGGCATTCTCTGGTCCTGACTGTTCAGCAACCCATTGTTTGGTCTGGTCGTACTGGGTCTGGGTGATATCGCCTTCCATGACAACTGCACTGGGAGGAACCGCCATATTCTGCAGGCTGGTCTTCTGCCATTTCTCCCCTTCTTCATCAATGTCCACGGCGCGTGCAGCTGCCTGTAGAGGTGGCAATCCATAGTACAGGTCACCTGGATGAGCGTACTTTAGGTGCAGTACATCAGATACTAGGAGCTTTGCACTTACGGAGTTATGACGGTACATGTAGTATGATATCATCCTGTCCCTGGACGGATAGATATCCATCTTATCAGGGATCAGCGGCCAGATCTCAATCAATCGCTTGCCGTCATTGCGCACCTTGCTCAGATAAGCATCACCGGATAGGTCCATAGCGAATACAGCACGCCGCATCATATCAGAAAAGTCATATGCAGGGTTTGGACGGTCAATCAGCTTCTGCAGGTCATGATTGGGATCTGCTTCCCAGTCACCACCTTTCTTAATTTCTACTATCCAGGGTATGCTTGCAATGTTGTTTGCACGTAGCCTGGCGCACGCGTACACCCATACTGACCGCTTGAACCCATCCCTGATTGCCTGACGGGAACTGAACTCACTCCATTTCGGTACCCATGATACCGGCGGCATCAGCTCATATGTCCGGTAGCTCTTGCGTGCTACAGGTTTTCTAAACTTATTGAATATACCCATATTAGGCTCTCCCTATGAACACTTGCTTTGTTCTGCGGTACGCTCCGTAGATGGCTGCATCAACGGTATGATCATCACCGTCCGCTGGTTTCGGCAGCTGGTTTCCGTGCTTATCACGATCCCATGACCATGATGCTGCTTCCCGTATCAGGTTTGTAGATCCTGAGATAATGTATATGTTCTTTGATCTTAACCATTGTGCAGCCGCCCTTTTATAATCAGGTCCCTTATCCGATGGAATCACGGTAAACCCTGCATCTTTTAGTTCTGCAATACTTTTTGGCTCCGCACTATCTGCCCGTATCACATCATTATGAGTGATTCCCATTTCTTTCATTCTATGTCCTAGAGAGGTATTTGTCAAACCTGTTTCATACAGGTCCTCTCTGAGATACAGATCATCATGGTGCTGCCAGATAGCAATGAGTGCTGCAGGGTCATTGGAATACCCGAAGTCCAAGCCGTACCCGTCAAAGGGTACACCGTCAGGTACCTTGTCTATGATACTCCAATTGGTAAGTATGCACCCCTCTGCGGTTACAAACTCACCCAGCGCCCACATCTTATACAGGTCAGGGTTCTTTTTCTTGTACCCTTCTAATACCTCTTTGACTGCTTCCGGACAAAACGCATTCTGCTTATATGTTGTTCTGAGCTTTACAATGCTGCCGGTTTGCTTGATCTCTGATATCTTAGATTCTTTCGCAAGATCAAAGCGCCGTTGTATCCAGTGCTGGTGTCCTGGGATATGCGGTATAGGGTTGAATGTCATCCACACCTGGCACTCTGGATCTACTGCACCGGAGAGCCCGGCATCAATGGTATCCAGGTCTGCTTCGCTAAACTCCGTTGCCTCTTCAAGCCAATAGTCTGTTGCTCCCTCTAAGCTCTTAAGCTTCTCTGGGTCATCTGCTCCCACAAACAAAAACACGCTCCCATTTGGAAGCGTTATCACCAAATCACTTCTATTCACATTACAGTATTTCAACCCTATTGACTCATCAAGCGCGGCCAGGATCCGCGGGAATACGGACAGCCGTAATGTACGCGCTACTTTTCTCATGCATACAATTTTCCGCTTATGTTCCAAAGCTTTGCGTACAAGCAGCTGTGAGGTTGCCCAGGATTTACCGCTGCGCCTCCCCCCGTATATGCATACGTACCGTATAGCAGCATGGATCAATACAGCGTACGTGTACAGATCCAGATATATTTTATTGATCTTCACTCTTGGTGTCGACTGCTTCATATTCTATTCTCAAGGGCATTCCGTCTTTGCCGGTTATCTCGTGTTCCTGTTTATCCCGCCATCCAAGCTGCTTTAAGCTGAATATAGCCATAGTGCAATTGATCTGATTCTGTAATGCCCCTCGTTCCAGCTGTGCCTCTTTTTTGCTTATGCATTTTTTCATTAGTGTAGAAAACTCTGGATAATCGTACAGTGATTCCCGTAATACGTTATTCATGTATGCAAATTCTGCTATAATCGGCACTGGTGTTTCATTGATATATTGCTCAAATTTGTCCTGGAGCTCTTCAATGCACTCGTTAGATAAATTTCTCGGCCTTCCTGTTTTCATACCATCCTCTTGTCAACAGTATATCACTAAATGTATCTATTTTCAAACATACTCTTGAGTGCTTCTTCGTATCGGTGATCAGCGTGACAGGGGATCTTCTTTGTATGTAATCCGGTCATCCTTCCCCCCTTGCCTTCATCATGGCGTCTGCGTAGAGGTAAGCGTCGTAAGCGTCCTCTGCCTCGTCATACATTTCATCCATTGCATCATCATCTGGCAGCTCGTCTTTCATAAGCATATAGCGCCTCCCGTATGCTTTTCCGGATCTCCTCCGGTGTATCCTTGGTTACCAATAATTGATTTACTTTCAGAAGTGCTTCGTATAGCTGTATCTCTATTTGGGTCATACAGTAAGTATATCATATATTGCCCTTCCGTGCTGATTCCCATAGAAATTTAAGAGCCTTTCCGCCTGATTCCCTGATCCTGTCCATGGTATCTTCTCCAAGGAATTCCTGCATATCCTTAAGTGTCATGTTAGTTACCAGGATAGTAGGATTCATGCGGTTGTATCGCTCATTGATGATATCGAACATGGCAAAACGCTCATTGTCTGTTGTGAACTGCTTGCCTATCTCATCGATCACCAGCAGATCATACAAAGCAAACTGGTCTATCACATCCTGCTCATTGGTTTTGTTATCGCTGTAGGTTGCCCGTATTGACCTGGTGAGCGCACGGGCATTGATATATCGCTTAGAGGTTTTCCACTCATGGATTATGCCTATTGCAATGTGGGTCTTACCAGTACCAGGCTTACCGCAGAACACCATGGAAATACCTTTATGCATGACCTCTGACTGCTGATCCACGTATGACTGTGCTGTGCGTATGACTTCCATCTGATCTGTTGATTCATACTTAAAGTCAGCAAGTGTTTTTCTCCAATACCGATAAGGAATACCAACAGACTCCATATTTCTGACAAACTCATTTCTTCTTTTTGCTGATTCATATCTCAGTCTTTCTCTCTCCTCATTCTCCAACTCTTCTTTCTCGCACTCAGGGCATCCAGTCTCGACTTTAATACTCAGCATCTTAGACTCAAACACGCTGGACTCATAAGCCCCGTGCTTTTTACAAAACTTCTGTACTCTCATAATACCTCCTGATCATTCGCATAATAATCATCATCGTATGCTGTCTGGGTCTTGGTTTTCTTCACCTCTTTCTGGTTTAAGTATGCCTCAAATTTGGTGCCAAATAAAGTCTGTGGTCTGATGTATTGTTGAAATTCGGTGCCCATCCACTCGCTGCACTTCTTGTCAATTACGGTCTTGAAGTCATCTAAAGTAAACCCCTCATTGCATCTCGCATGGATCAGCTCTCTGGTTTTCCCTGTTGTATGTCTGTAAGAGGTGTTTGCTTTACTGTTAAGATAATCGATTATTTCGGTATATGCAGGACTATTCTTATCTCTTCTAGTCTCTTCTCTTCTAGTCTTATCTAGTCTAGTCTTGCATGACTCAGTCATGACTTTATCATGACTATGCTTTGCTTCTGTTATTAAACTACGCATTTTACTGCTACTGGTCATACTAGTATCAAGTCTTTTCAGTAGCTTAAAACAGAATATTCTATTATTATGGCATTCAAACAATCCTAAACTTATGATATCTATCATGATCTCGCTGACTATCTCTATGCCAGACTTGCCTGCTGTTCCTTTAATTTTAAGATTATCTGCTATAATTTCTGCATCATGCTCTAACTCAAAGGTAATATTTGTTTCACTTATATCTGATGCTATAAGCTCTAAACAATGGAAGTATATTGCATAACCTATTGCCCCATGCTTTATAAGCAGTTTTTTTATCTTTGCATCTGCGCTTGCATCCGTATCATGCTTAAACCACTTCATTGTACGTCCTTAGACAAAAAAAGGCTGCATCGGTGTGACGGCACCAATTACAGCCTTATATAGCCAATCAGCTATGTAAATCCGTCACTTTACACCGCTGATTCCTTACCCATACTAGCATATATGCCAGCATAACACAACTCTAAAATGGCGGATCATCATTCTGGCTGTCTGGTCTCCAGGTATTGATCTTTACCATATGGGTATTCCCATATTGGTCTGGGTTCTTCATCTGCTGGACATCCAGATTAAGATACTTCTTTCCGGATTTCTCAGACTCCCTGATATGCTCTTTCGGTATGTCTGATACACAGAGATTTACCTTGATGATCTCCCCAAAGGTTGTGTTTACAATTTTTGCCTTGCCTACATAAATATTATCCATTCCGATCCCCTTTCAGTATATACCAGGCAAACCATAGCCTGGTCTTTAATCGCTCTTTTCTGATATCCAGCATCAGCTCTTTCCAAGATTTAAGCTTCTGTTTCCTGGCTATCTTCCTTACCGCTTTGGCCTGTTTAGCATTCATGTCTCTCTCCTGTAGATAGAGCGGTGGTTGTCGATGCAGACATAATGCCGCCTACCCTGGTCATCCCGATAGTCCCGGAGCTCCCGCAGTACAGTGTTATGGTGTGGTCTGCGCACCTCTCCTGTTGTATAGCGTATCATATCCACAACTGACTGTACCAGCATATCTGAATCAATGACTGCCCCGTGCTCCATACGGGACAGTATTTTTATCGTAGCATGCTTTACCGTCATAGCTACTCCTTCCAGTACACTATCTGGATATTTGGGATACTGCCGGATGCAATGATCTGCACAAGCTGTCTGGCTTCTGCAGCCTTGATGCCAGCTGCTATGAAGGATGCGCACACCTGATCATTGATAGCATTCTTGTGCTGCTGGTCTTTTTCCCTGGCCTCCCGTTCCTTCTGGATCCGCAGCCGTTCCGCCTCTTTTCTCTCCTGTTCCTCCTTCTGCTTCTTTCGTTCCGCTTCCACTTGCTGCTGATATCGGCGCTTTTCTTCTTCGGCTTTCCTTCGCTCAGCCTCCAATGCCTGTTCGTACTCCCGCTTTTTCCGCTCAGCCTCTTCACGTACTTTGCGCTCAGCTTCCTTCTTGGCTTCTTCACGTTCCCGCTTTTCTTTCTCAAGCCGCTGTTGATATTCCCGCTCCTTCCTTTCGGCTTCTTCCTTGGCTTTCCGCTCAGCTTCCAGACGGGCACGCTCTTCCGCCTCCTTGATCCGCCGGGCTTCTTCCTCTTTCCGCTTTTTCTCGGCTTCCTTTTCTGCCTTAATGCGGTCCCGCTCTGCCTTTTTCTCAGCATCGATGCGCGCTTTATCGCAAGCCTTTGAACCCAGGAGAAAGTTCTCCCAGACATCATCTGCCATAGTACCAAACTCTACCCCGGGAAATTCACCATACCGCTCAATCTCTCTAGATCTCTCTTCCTGCAACCGGGCAATGCGCTGTTCTTCCATCCGCTCATAGTGGGTTTCTATGTCCTTCAACTGGTTTTCTTTGTCCTCTACGGCATAGCGCAAAATGTTGTACACTCCCTGGATAGCATTCCCTGCCCTCAGATACTGCTCTTTCTGCGCCTTGCGTACCTTGTCTGCTTCTATGCGGACCTTTGCTATATCCAGCCTGAGCCGCTTTGCCTGAAAGCAAACCTCTGGTGATATCTCCTTGCTCACCACCTCATTGTAAGACTGCTCAAAGCGTTCAAGCATCTGGACCATTGGCTCAAAGCACTCCTGTATCTGCTTGGCTTTGCTCTCATCAATTCCTTGCAGTTCCCGCTTAATCTCCATCAACTCACCCATCAATTACCTCCCTAGTATGATCCAATGCCGTATTGGCAATGGCTGATGCATAAAACATCTGATCTGTATTAGTGATATCCACCATCTTCATCCGCAGGTATATCACGGTGGACAGCAGATCCAACTCCCGTCTGTTCCGTGCTGCCAATACCACAAATAGCAGTATCAGCAGCAGAAACACTATTACCAGCAGCACGACTTCAAGACCCGTCATTCTGCAGATCCTTGATGCCCCGTGCCAGCATCATAAACATGGCTTTCCATGGATCCACTACATGCTCTGGTGTGGTCATATGGATGTACTTATCTCCATGCCTCAGATGCATGTTCATGTGATCCCCCAGCGATCCGGCAGCATTAAAGCCCGTGCCCTGTAGTATGGCATCTGCCTCAATAATCGTGTCTGCAATTACCTTTGCCTGGTATCCGTTCATTGTTCCTCTCCCTCGATAACCATTTCCATGATATGGTCTATGGTATCCTGCTCCATGGCAGTCATGATTGAATGTCCATTACACTTAATGTCCATGTTTTCAATTTCCGCGCCCTCAGGCGGTGTTGAATGATACGGATCTGCCGTAAGGTGCGCCTTGACCCCTGGCTTGTATATCCCCGTTACTTCCATCCAGATCCCTTCATATTCAACATCCCAATGCTGCACGCTCATACCTCCTCCAACTCCTGGTCTTCATCAGGGTCATATCCCATGAGATACCACTGATCTCTGGTGTATGTTTCCCTGGTCTTGGTATTGTAAAATGGCGTGTCCAGCCATTTCCTTTCACTGGCAGCCAATGCTTCATCAAGCATCATAGCCTCATTGGCTTCCTTCAATTCGTTATCTGATATAGCCACCTCCTATACGTATACTAGCATTGCTAGGATTAACTGTCAATAATAATTGACATACAATCCGAACATTATCTATACAGATCCAACCATTCATTAAACAGCTCCGATGCTTCCACCGGATGGGTTGCCGGATCACAGAGCACGGCAGCATTGCATTCCAGGGAACAAACCAGCGCCATGTTCTTTCTGCTGTGTATAAAATCCCTGCCGTACTTCTTGATATACTTTTTATGCTGCGGGATCCTATGCGCAAGCTGGGCAGTGTTGTACCCTACCCGCTTTCCGCATACCTCGCATTTCCTGCGCTCATTGATAATATCCTGTTTTAGCTCAGCAGCCCTAAATCTTTCTTTCTCAGTCATGATTAATCCCTTCCCTCAGGTTTTTCTGATGTCACAATGAATTTGCATTCATCATAATCAAACATATAACCCCTGCGAGCAGTCTCTTCCTTTTCCATCCTGTACCCTGGCTCACAATCCAATGCACATTCACTATCACAGGGCATTAGATCATCGATCAGGCAACCGCAATCTTCCGTGCAGAGTCCGTCGAAGCCGTTATCTTTCAAATATTGTTTGACAATTTCATATACGTTCATCACTCCACCTCCATGCCTTCCAGGTGTTCATCACTTCAACCAGCTGCCGGACTGCCTCACCTAACCCTATCTCAATCTTTTTCTGGGATACCGGATCTGGGTAATGCCGATACACATACAACTGTTTCTCTGGCGGAAAATGCTCATTGTAGGAAACAAAGTCCCACCACTGGCGACCCGTAAAAAACAGGCTGGACTGGATCTGCCACATGTAAGAATTATCACCGTAGAGCAAGCACTGTAGATGTGTATGGATATCCTTACACTTGATTTCAACTCCGCCATCCTCTCCAACCAGGCCATCAGGAGAGCAGCCGCTGTACTCGTCAAACTCAATAAAGCCTACTGTATCAACCTCCTGGCCTGTCTGGAACTCATAGAGCTGCCGTGCCTGGTCCTCAAATTCAATGCCCCGCAGCATGTGCTCATTCATGTACCCTTCTTCCCGGTATCCGGTAATCAGCTCTGCAGCCTTCTTGAACACCAGGGTTTTAAGCGTTTTCGTCTTCCCATTAGCAACCGTAGCCATATCAGTGGCACCAAACTTACCGCGCTTGATATCAAACCACTCCTCTGACCGCTGTTCCATCATGTGTACTTTCATTTCTTCTGTACCTCCCTAAGCTTGCAATGGCTCAGCATTTCCTGAGCTTCCTTGTACGTGAGATCCCTGGACAGATGTTTATCCAGCCATGCAACGGCTTTGGAATTACCACTAAACGTGTTATCCCGGTAGTGCTCTATGGCAACTATCTGCTCCACTTCTGCCGGCCGTGCAGGATCATCTTTGTTTTCCGTTGTAGGCTTCTGCTGGTCAGGGTCCTGTGCATCATCAATCAGGAACAATCCATTAAGCGCATACTTGCGTGCATAGCTGGAAGTTGCACCGGTCAACTGGGATGCATCCATGCCTTTCTTGGATTCCGGCTCTCTGGCAACGGCAGTTGCTGTAACTATCTCATTGCCGTCCGTCAGCGTTGCTGTGCTCTTGATATACTGGAAGGTGCCTACAACCAATGGTTCATCTGTCAAGTGGAGATTTACTCTGTACTTATCCAGCAATGGCTTTACCGCTTCCAGGATATCCTCACAACTGCGATAGCTAAAACCCCCAAACGTGTTGAGCCGTTTCTTGGGTGCCTTAAGCTCCTTTACGATCATTCTAAGTTTCTCCATATCTATTTACCTCCTGTAGATTCAATTCTAAGGGCATTTCCCCTTACAGAGAATGTTCTTTCTTGCGTTTGGATACTTTCACCCATACTTCGTTCTCCTGATGCTTAGAACGCCCTCTACGTGAAAGTTCCCCGATAATCAGCTTGCCTACCATAGCAGACATGCTCGCACACTGTGACCTGCAGTAATCTTGAAATGCAGTGTACACCTCATCCGGTACAAAGGATTTTATCTGCTTCATTCAGCCCCCTTATATATCCATGATCCTTATTTCTTATGAATGCCCGATACCATCTTCGGCACATATTTTTGAATGCTTCTGTGTCTTCTCCGACAAAAGGAACTCCGGCTTCGACCATCATTGTTTCAATTACTTTTGCTTTCGCAACATCGGCTTCACTTACGGTTGCCCTTGACACTTCGTGCTGAAGGTCTGCTGCTATTGAAGTATACACTCTATACTCATCTGCATGATCCCTCTTGAAATTTTCTAATTCCTGGTTAGCTTTTCTCTTTATCATCATGATCTTACCTCCTAAGTAAGTATATCTAATAGTACCATGTGGTACTAATCTTGTCAGGTATTATACCTATTTATTTTAATTATTTTTCACATAAAAAACCCCTCCGGTTAAGGAGGGGAACGGTTCAGCATGTACTACCTTGCGGATCCATGACGATACACTCATGCCCAGCTCACTTGTGTAATCATCTCTTACTTCCGGCTCCAAATACACTTTGATCTCTTTCACTAACTGCCTCCTTCCAGTGTACAAGCTTCCTGATATCCCCGGCATGCTTCAACCCTTCCAGGTATATAGCTTCATCCACCACATAAGCTCTTAAGCCAGAGAGCTGTATGATCTCTTGTCTTTTCTGAACTGCTGCTGGATCCAGGAACAGCCGAAACTCTTTTTTGTTATCTCTGTACATATGACCTCCTGCTAGTATAGTAGTATTCGTTGTCAAGATTGTCAACATATAAAGCAATAGAAAACCCAGCGGCAGGAGGTGAACCGCTGGGAACCGTAAGGTTTTTGCTGGGGGTTCCTAGAAAAGAAGCGAAATTCCTGCAAGCAACAGGCTCACTGCCAAGCCGCCTGCCATAATTCTATTTATTGTCCGTGTCCTCTCCAGCGCTCTCTGCGTATCGTGCAGCGAGTGCTGCAAGTCTGTCGCGGACTGCTCTAAGTCCTTCAATGTCGTCTCCTGCATCTGCATGATACTGCTGAGATAGTCGTACTGCTCTTTCTGCCTGTTCAATGTCTGCTCTAAGCTGCTCTGATTCAGCTTCAAGCTTTCCATTGATTCGCTCAAGTTCGTCAAGCTTTCGCCTTGCTGATGCCAATTGCTCTCCAAGCTCAGTAATGTGCTGTCGAAGTCCTTCAGGATCTCCGTCAGTTCGCTTTGGAAATCGTCTGCCGATAAAGAAACCGGCAATAGAAAGCAAAGCACCAGCAACAAGACTCCAATATTTCTTGAACCATTCACTAATTTTTTCATACACAATTAACCTCCAAATATCTGCGCTCCCATAGTGATCAACGCTCCTGCTGCTGTTACAAACAACACGATATCTTTATACACCAAAGCTCTGTTTCTCGGCCGCTCTTTCAGAAGAGCAACATCTGTCTTTAGTTGACCTATGTCTTTCTGCACTTCCTTAAGTGTATCCTTAACCTCTCTTGCCCATCCGTTTCCGAGTTTGCCGTCCAAGTTCTCTACCATATGGAAAAGCTTTTCGTGTTCTCTGCACATATCCATAGGCTAATCCTTCTTAGGCAAAAAGGGATGTATGATCCCGGCGGATATGGCTACCTCTCCCAAGTAGATCCCAGCTATATGCGCTACATACGCCCACCAGGGAAATCCAATTGATATGATAATTCCCAGCGGTACAGCAATCACAGCAGCAACAACAGGGTACCATTTCTTTTCAAACCAGCCATTCTCTTTATTCTGCGTCTTGAACCACTCCATAAATGCACCTAAAGCTACTGCTACCGGAACAGCCCATGCTGACAGATAATCTCCCAGCAGCTGCATGACCTCAATGATTGTTATTGTATCCATACGCAATCTCCTTTATACGTGTTTTGGTCAGGATGGACTCACGGGTCCTCCATGATCTGCAATGCTTAAGATACCCTAGAAAACTCATAAGGCTTTCCCGTATCTTACTCACTTCTATTATGCCACATTTATGCATGTATGCAAGTTTTCTTAGCCTGTTTTTTGCACTTCGAATATTGCGCTTTCTCGGCAGCATGTAATATGGGAATATCCGGTACCCGCAAAAGTCCACTCCTGCACGTATTGGGTATACATCACTTTTCGGATTAAGTTTCTGCTTAAGATACTGTTCCAAAAAATCAGATACTATTGATCTTAGATTATGCAAATATGGTTTGTCATTTGAGAGTATGATAAAATCATCCATATACCTTACATATGATTTGGCTCCCAGGTGATCTTTCACAAAGTGGTCAAGCGGGTTTAATATGATCCCTGCCATTGATTGGCTGGTCAGTGATCCTATTCCCATGCCTACATTTCCATGGGATTGTATAACCATATCCATGAACCATAATACCTGCTTATCACGTATGGTGCGCCTGATCTCCCGCATGGCTGCGCTATGGTTTATAGTGGGAAAGAAAGAAGATATATCACACTTGAGGGCATATTGATATCCCTTCATATATTGCTGCACCTGCAGAGCGGCATGATGAAATCCCTTACCTGGTAAGCATGCATAGGTGTGATGTATAAACTTCTTCTGGAAATACGGATCTATAATATCCATAACCGCATGGTGCACTACGCGGTCATAAAATGTGGTTGCCTGGATAGTCCGTTTCTTTGGCTCATAGATTACAAACTTCCAGGGCTTGCAGGGCTTCCATGTTTGATCTCTGAGGGCTGTCTGAATCTTGTAAATATTGTCTATCAAGTTTCTGGTAAACCTCACAACCTCTGGTTTGTCCCTATGGCTCTTTCTCGCCTCTTTATATGCCTTGTGTATGTTTTCAAATGTGATTATCTCTGGCCATACATTGTTATACGTTCTAGGCATATCATCCTCTTAAAACGGAAAGGCACCACGTTTGCATTAGCTACTTGCCGTGCCCTTCCTCGCTGTATTCTCCCCATAGGGGAAGGAATAAAGCTCCTTGTTCATCGCACTGTTGCACATCCCGTGAAACATGCAATTCTGGCTTGTGAGCAATCCGGCGCAAACCCTATGTTCGTGTTCGTGTTGCCACGAGTATTGTTCAAGTTCAGATAACCAAGTCCAGCATTCGACCCGTTGTTCCAGTTACCGCCACGAAACGCCAAGCGCCAGGTTACAGCCTTATCCCTATGCAGCGACTGACCGAAGCCAGCCGCCTATCATCTTACCCAATTGTACCAGCAGATCACCCCAGATGCCCATCTGTTTTGTGCTCATAAACTGCATGGAGTGTCCTGCCTGTACAAGACTCTTACATTTTGCTACCTCATGATCAGCCAGCTCCATGTAATATATTTTCTTCCTTGTGTTCCTGATGGATACAGCAAGCTGGATATACTTTCCGATATTCCACATCGCTTGCCTTGTATCGTGCCCCAAGATAAAACGTTCAGTTTTGGGATAGTTTTTTAGTACATTATACCCATACTTAATCATGTCTTCCCATTTTATTTCTATCTTTGACCGTTCAATTTCCATCAGTTTCCCCCAGGTACAGTTACCCAATCCAAGCCGGCGCAAACCCTAAGCGCGTGTGCGTGATGCCACGAGTATTGCTCAAGCCCAGATAACCAAGTCCAGCCTCCGACCCGTTGAGCCAGCGACCGCCACGAAGCGCCAAGCGCTCATCTGCTTTTACATATACCGTTCCATCAGGCGCCTGCCCAGATACAGGAAACAGTAACAAATCCTCAAGAATCTGCGGTATGTCAGTTGCCGGAACCTCATCGATGGATGCAAAGGCGCGGGTTCTTGTAGTTTCGCTAAGCCCCAACGGTGCATTGGCTACCCGTAAAATAGACCCGTCCCAGATGTAGCAAAGCGTATCATCTGCCCCTGGAGTTGCGAGACTCCCATCTTCCAATATCGCCTGCCAGTCTCCGGTTGTAGGATGGTGAGCACCTGCTGTGCGTTGTGAACCTGCCGCATTTGGAAGGATGTTAATCTCTCCGTCCTTTGCCCCGCCGATCCGCAAGCCGCCGACCCATGGACGTACATTGCCGACCATATCAGATACCCCAAATGGAGTGCCGTCATGGAACCATGATAGCGGTCCGCTTCCGGTCAATGTCCTGCCGTATCGGTTATTGGATACATTGTTAGACCCTATGCCCCATTCATCAGTCTCACTGTGATGCCGTCCGTAATTGGTGTTGCCACGTGCCTGAAAACCACGTGCCATGCTCATGAGTGCAATGAATGCCCATTGTGCATTGGTCATCAGATGCCAGCCAGCACCATTGGCAACGCATGCGGCCAAGCTGCTATCAAAATTGATGGAGTGAGCTGGATCAAGCCCACGCAAGCTCACAGCATAATTGGTACCGCCAACCCGTACAGCACTGTACTTGGGTGCCCAGAAGGGACGGACAACACCGTCTACCAAGAATGCCGGGTGAATGCCGTCCCCTGATCCATAGAGATCCACATACTGCCCCCACTGGTCAGGCTCAAACTTGACCATGATGGACGGTCTATGCTGATCTGTGAACAGCACAGTATTGCGCCCCATGGATGCATCTTCAATGCGCTTTCTCAGATCCTTCTGCAACCCAAGATCTGTTATTGCCAGCGCTGTACCTTCTAGCGCCTTGGCCGTTATCATATCCTCTATCTCAAAAATATTCTTTGCCAGATTATGGGTTGTATACTTTCCGCTTACAAACGTACTCATGCCTCTACCTCCTCATTAAACTCCGGTTCCGGCACAGGGAACATATGCCGATAGTTCACCCGTGTATCACGGTCAAATGCACGTACGTAATGCAGCGCATTATCCTCAGTCCCATAGACCTTACGCGATACAATCAGGTCTATTTCCTCATCCTGGTAATTCAATGTCACCAGATACAATCTATCCTCTAACTGATCAACATTGTGTATCATGCTTCCATTACCTCCAATGTTACCGCATAACCGGTACTGCGGGCATAAATATCAACCTCAGCTGATTCATCAAAATTGATGACCAAGGTTCCAAGGGGTTCCAGCACATACCCCTCTTTCCGTCCCAGCCCTGCACCTCCGACCCGAACCGAAATAGCAGGATCAGGATTGTGTATTACAAGCCTCTCCCGGTACTCCAAGGGATCTGATACACCGGCTATGACCTCAACGGCAAATGATTCCTCTACCGTTACCTGTCCGACCACTGGGGACCGGTTGACTGTCAATGTATCATGCTGCGGGTTAAAGTCCTGGGGTCTATCAAGCATGCGCTCTGCTTGTAGGTTTGTAGGAAATGGCAATCGCTTTTCCATATTACTCGTCCTCCTCATATACTAAAATTGGTATTCCATCCTCTGATATCTCAAGACCCAGGAAAAAGTTTGTACCGTCTCTCAGGTCAGGAAATCTATGCGGTTTCGGGTCTATGCGGTGAGCGTTCAATATGGCCGCTCCTACATCTACCTCCTCCCATGAATCAAACCCGAGCTGCTCTATTGTAACGCTGTGCGGATTATCGGCCCGTCCCTTATGTTGCTGTAGATCCTCATTCAACAGCCGTGCCTGGTTTGCAGATACCGGCAATGATGTGCTTATGGATACCAGGTTATCGATTACACTTTGGTTTACCTCTGCTCCTGCCTGGATACCTGCAAGCTTGTTTTTCTCGACCGTTGAAAAGCTCTCCTGGCTCGTCTTGTATCCGCTGGTGATATCCATGATCAACTCATACCGCCATGTCATGGTTCCCAAGGGCCCCACTGCTTCAACGCTGTATTCGCCGCCACGTGCATAGAACTCTGCAAAGCCATCCTCGCCGCAATCAAATGGATTTGCCAAAGGTGTAGTACCGCCTCGATCCTCATATATCTCTGCCGGATCTCCCGTAGCCTCATCCAGCACTGTAACGGTTGCAAATGGTATGATCTCTCCTATCTCATTAACTACCGTTCTGTTCCAGTTTGCTAACTGCATATCAATCTCCTTATGTGATAGATCCTCTCACATCACCCTGGTTAATCCATGTTACATCACCGACACCTACCAGCGCAACTCCTGCGCTTCCTCCAGGTGATACGCTATCAACACCGCCTCTGATGATCTGGCCGTTTCCGCCCGGTTGTCCCAGGTTACCGCCAGTGCCGCCCCTAACGGTTACCCGCTCAGTGTTAAACCATCCGCTGTCTGTATTATCAGCAGTGATACCAGCTCCACCAGTATCCACAGTACCGGCTCGTCCATCCCTGGCAGTACCCCAGCTATTGCTTGTAGCAACACCGATTGCTCCAAACCCTGCACCGCCTCCACCGCCAGATGCTGCAGCAACTGCACGTAAGACTATAACTCCACTTGCGCTTGTACTGGCAGCTCCACCACCTGCACCACCGCCAGCACCTATTATACCATTGTTGTCAATTTCTATCGGATGCTCTACCAGTATAGCATTTCCGCCCGGCTGCCCTGGCTGTGTTCGTACATCACGGATAGCAAATGATTCGTATACTCCGACTGCATCACCGCCCTTTCCGCCTCGACCTACGATGTAGGCACCTGGGAATACCTCCAGCCGTAATGTCACTCCTGCCGGCCATCCGGTACCTGTCCTGAATGCGTATCTTGTAATACTGGATCCACGGACCACAACCCCAGATCTGATCTGGCATATGATTGTATCACCCTCTGTTGCCTCTGGATACAACTGGGTGTATATATCCCTCATATTCACATCCTGAATATCATTGTCTATCGGGATAAACTTAGTAGTAGGTTCCACTGGTATAATGATATCTGATATTCTGACCTCTTCTGCGGTTACATGCCAGGTTGAATCATCGGCACGTACAGAGGTTATCTGTGTCCTGGATCTCTGGATCTCACCTGATGGTGCTTGGTTCAGGAATGATTCCAGAAAGTAACCGGCACCCAATGTAGGGCGCTGTATGATAGGGTTCTGCAGCAATGTAAACTTGTATTTTTTAGGCGGATCACTGAACCGTGAAAGTATCAGCGAACTGACACGCTCTGCCTGTGCTCGTCCAAATTGTATGATCCACCTGCTGAATATCTTCTTAATGGCAGCCTCACCGTAATTGTCCTCACTCTCCAAACTCACTGTTGCCAAGGTGGTACGGTAATTAGATGGGTCATCTTCTCCCTCTAATGGGTTTATCTTCCCGTAATAAAACCATACCTGACTTACGCGCTTCTCTGGCTGGTCCTCCTGATTAAAGCTGCCGGCCAGCATAAAATCATCAGTATAGGGCAATGATGCCATGGGTATATTCCGCAGTACCTGGATCTGGATCCGCGCGCTCAGCTCACTCCACCACATCGATATTGCGGCCTGTTCCAGTATTTCATTGACCAGTTCTTTAACTGGTTTTGGCTCAGGAATCACACCGCTGTACAGAAGGTCAAGAAATGATGTGGTCTCATTCTGCCATGAATCAAAGTCGATATACCCAGCTGGTATATTCCCGTATGTCGTCATGAGATCATAAAGTATCTCACTGATCTCTACAGCACTATAGACCAGGCATACTTGTACCCTGTCCTCTTCTTCATGCTCAACTGCCTCAGTATTGTACAGCCCTCTTGCGGTCAAAGTAAGTGTATCATCAACTCGCGTAAATGATGCTATTTCACTACCGCCTATATTCACAAATCCAGATGCCGGGTATTGTGCATCACCTATGCCCAATGGATTTAATGTCAGCGTACCTGATACATCAGTGATAGGTGCTGCCAAGATCCCACTATTGAGCCTGGGTGCCTGACTCCTTCGGTTGTCCAGCAATATAAGAGGATCCTTTGCTACTATGGTAACCCTGCCGTCTGTGTTCGGTCCTACTATCCGATCTATGACATAGCAGCGCTTATCCATAGTATCAAGAGTGTCCTCTGCATCACCTGTATACCAGCACAAATCTTGACCACGCATGTATGGAAATCTTGCTACAAACTTACCCCAAAACGTGCCTTGCTGGTCTGGCTGATAATCACGTTCAGCATAATATTTATCCCCTGCAGGACCTGTATCCGGAAAAGGGAAATCGCTTGCTTCAACTGTCAGCGTTGCTCGGACCCCCATACTTTCACCCAAGTTTAATTCACTTGGGGTATGGTCAACTGATATGATATTAGGAATGGAATTAAGGTCTGGTGCCAAGCTCAATGTTGCTTTTGATAATCGTAATGTCTCATGTGTCTCATCATAGTTATCTAGGTCCTGGCATGTCTTACGGGTGTTATAGCACTTATGGTCACCAGTAACACCGATAGCAGCAGTACATGGAGCAACACCATATTCAAGAGAACATCTGGGTAGTGTAATTTCAATGTAAGATACACGGCTCATGTCATACCCTCAAACTCTATATCTATGCTCATCATCCCGTTTGACCTCTGGTTAACAGGCCTTGGGGATCCTTTCAGCCAAACATATCCGACCTCTGCGCTATACTGCCCTGGTCTCCAGGCAAAGAATGCCGGGAACCTTGGTCTCTGAGCAATGAACGGATCCAGCTGATCACGGTACCACTCTGGGGTTAGGTTTTGCAAAGACAGGTTTGTGCTTCTGCCCTCCCTGCGTATCAGTTCCCCCAGGTACTGCCCATTCTCGCTATATCCGCCAACGGTAGTTACGTTACGTCCCAATGTGATAGGAGTATGTCCTACGTATATTTTACGCTGCAGGATAGTAGATAACCCTGCATACACCACACCAAGCAATGGCGGTACATCATTGTAACGTATCGATACCACCACCTCATCAGCATACCAGCGGTTAAACAAAAATAACTGCACCTGGCCAGATGGCGGCGGTCTCCAGTTCCATAGCGTAAGGTCATGTGTTCCTATGCGTATTGCTATTTTTATCTCTGAATTTGGGCCAAAGTTATGTCTAACTATCCCTATATAATCAATTTCCCTGCCTACCTGTATACTGATATCCTGCTGCGCCGTACTGGAAGCTTGCCAGTAGAAAGCGCTTGAGGGGTTTACCACATTGGTTGCAGGGTGCTCATCTGTCTCTGATGTAATGGTGACATCTGCGGTACGCATGTAATTTACCCAGCATAGTCTACCAAACTTGGGCTCCATAATAACTTCATCAGATAGCACTAGACTGTCACTAATTACTGTCATGCTAATACCACCTTATATCCGTCCCTCTGCGCTTCTGATATCCTGTCCATAAGATCCCGTACTGCGGTACCTGTAAACAATCTGGTACTGTCAAAATCTCCCTGGACCATCAATGTCTGCTGCATGCCCGCCTGTGTAGCATCTGCTGCAGGAGCGGAAGGAATTGCCGGAGCTGATGCTCCCTGTCCAAACTGCTGCTGACGGATTGAATTGACTTGCGCCATACCTGCTGCTGCATGTGCTGCAGCCATGACTGCGGCCAAAGGCATAGGATACGCGCTTAAGCTTCGGCTGATGCCCTCATACATATTGACGGCAGCCGATGCCATAGCACCTGCTTTCTGTATTGCAAACTGTGCTCTATTCTCTCTATCAAGATTACTGGTCAATGATGCAAGCTCTCCTGCAATTGTAGAGGTCTGCTTATGCCAGGACATGGCGGCAAATCGCTCCATGTCGGTCATCTGTTTTTTCCGTAACTCAGCTATGTCATGCCAATGCTGCTCTTCCAACTCCTTTAGCATATCAAAGTGTTCTGCCTGGCTGAGCTCCTCTGCTTCAAGCGCTGCATCCAGCAGATCCCTGCGCTGCTGAAACCGGTGCTGCATCATCTGCTCTTCTGTCATGAGAAATTCCCTGAGACTATCCAGCTGCTGCTCATACATGGGATCAGAGCTCTCAGCTGACCGCTTCCTCATTTCTTCAAGCTCATTTTCATACCGTTCATTAAGGGCAGCCATCATTGCGTAATGCTCTTCCTGGTCAATTTCTTCAGCATCAAGTGCTTCATTCAACAAGGATCTTCTCTGTCCATACCGATGCTCAAGCAGCTCCTGCTCATCCATCAGGAACTCTCTGAGCTTCTGCAGCTGGTCTCTGTACCTGGGTTCTATATCAACAGAGAAATCCTCATCATCAACATCCGGTGGAGCAAATGCAGCTCTTGTGCTGGCGGCCTGTTCTTCTGTCCTCTTCAAGCTGTCAAGAAAATCATCAATGCCAGCAGAAGGCATGGGCTGTTCCCATAATGACCGTACTGCCTGTGCTGAAATTCTCATCTCCTGCTGTGCTTTATCTGCCATGCCTTTTACAGTGTTTACAAACTTGGTCTCTGCTGTAGGGGTAATGAAATCAAAATCCATGAACGGCAGTTTGTTTACCACCTCTATCATGGTGTTGAGTTTTGCTATACCAGAATCACTAGTGTTCGATACCGCTGTAACGATATCAGCAAAGATAGATATCACCCCGTGTCCCATTATTGCACCGGCATGCCTTACTGTTGCAAATACCCGTCTGATCCCCTCGATTGCATCGGCAACAAACTTTGCACTGCGGATCACAAAGTTAAATGCACCGTCTACAACTCGCTCAAATCCCCGGGTCTCTATGGCAACCTCTTCAAACTTCAGGGCAAGAAATTTTATCAATGGAGCTACCCTGGCTGCTATGCGGTTTGCTATTCCCGCTACAACATCGCCTATAGCAGATAGCGCATCATTGGCATCCTCAATAGCAGAGCTGTCTATCTCATCTACTGCAAGAC